ACCAGAAACTACAGCTATATGTGTAGGTCTTACATAAAGGTTTTCTGTAATTCTCTTAGGTAAAGTAATAGAAACAGATTCACCTTCTTTTAAATCGTAACCGTAAATAGCAACACCGTCTACCCACATCAAAATATCACGTTCACCAGCAGATTCTGCAAATTCAACTTTGTTACCAGAAGTATACTGACCGATTACTTCAATATTATAGCCATTATCTATTCTGTAAATGTTACCGATATATGCGACAAAAAGGGACTGAGCATAGTTCATTTCCCTTAAGCCAGTAGACGGAACAAACATACCGTCAATTTGTCCAGAATTGCCTAGCGATAAAAGATATTTAATACCAGGACAACTCTGCATAAAACGTCTTGCGTCGTCCTTGGAACCGTTAAAACCGCTAAACATATTTCTTGATATAGCGGAACCTTGAATATTCGGATTCTTGGTCTTTGCAGTAGAACCAACAAAACTGTAAACTAATGAATTAGCCATTAAAACTCCTTACCATTGATTTGGTGCGAAACCGTTATAGTAATTATCAAGATAAGAACCACCAAAACCTTCATAAGTCATCGGTCGGTTAGCATTATTAGTTCTTTTAAGCATTCTTACGCCATTTGCAAATTCTTCATCGAATAAAGGCTTGACATCCAATAACTTATAACGTAAACATAGCTTTGCACAAATACCGTCTTCGAGAATAGAAATAATTTTTTCACTGAAATAAAGACGGTCATTTAATTGATATTCTGGAATTTTCTTAAGATATGTAATTCTGTATTCGATTGGTTGCACAGAATCTGTTTCGATAATGAAAACTTCATAATTGTATTCAGTATCAACAACTTTAATTTTTTCTAATTGAGTTTCACATGTATAGAACACAGGAAGACCCATTTTAGTCTTAGAATCCAAAAGCTGACGTTCTGCTGGAAAAAGCTGGATATAACGTTCACCAAGCTTTCTTGACAATGTAACAACTCTATCTATCAACGGCTCTATAATTAAATCTGGCCATTTATCAAAACCATTCATTGGAACTGTATATTTTATTTGACCTTCAACATTAACCGTTCTAAATTCATTGCCTACTTTTAATACACAGCCAGGCTTATAGTTTGTTAAATCAGTTGGCCAACTATCTAATTCATACCAACCTTCTGGTAATTTTTCCATAATCCTAATTCTTCCACCAGTCTTAAAACAGTTAACTGTTTCTACATCTGAAAGAATCAGATTCTGACCATTTAGCTCAGCTATAAGGCACATTAAATCGTTGAGCCCCTGCATAGCCTGAGTACCAGAACAGGATTGACCGTCACCAATCAATGAGCAACGTTGAAAGCACTGGTTTATTAAAGCGTTTACAGTTATCATTTAAACCTCATATTAGCATTTCTATATTTATTTATTAGGGTTATCTGACTATAATTTTTTGAGTATATAGGGTTTAAATGTTGCGAAAAATAACCTATATTATACCTGTAAACAATCAATGATGAGGTATTCAAATGAAAAAGATTATTATTCTTATCGCTATTCTCTGTAGCTTTGGAATGTCTAAAACAATTAATATGATGAGTTGGGAACCGGAATATAAGTATAAATCTAACGATACTTATACACGGATAGAAGCTAAAGAATATTGTGAAGGTAAAAAGCAATGCCAGCCAAAACGTGAAACTGGAAATAATTATAGAATCTATCAAAAAATAGTAAATTGTCCTCCAATGCTAACTGGAAAAATGGACAGCTATATAGGTATGTCATATAAAATTAGACGATTTATCAATGTTTGTTATGATGAAACTTTATATAAAGCAGTTAAAATAGAAAAATATCCAAGTGAATATGGTTTTGATTATGTTTGGAAAATTGAAAAAACTCCTAAAGCTGGTGTAAAATTTAATTTAAACAAAAGGAATTAAAATAAAAAGGCTAAGGACAAGCCTTAACCTTTTATAATCGTTATTTCACTTTAAATTAGTCGATCTTAAAATAGCCTACAACAGCCTTACGAGGATCCGGGAGGGTCACGGCATACGGAATGTCCAAACGAGTTAAAGTTTCCATCCTCTTGCCATCGCCATAAGTGCTCATCTTGATAGAAACGTTGTTAACCGATTCAGTAACGTTCTCAGAACCCGGAAGGTCTGCGAATGTATACTTATCGAAACCAACAGCGTCTTCAGTACGGCACTGACCGAGAGCATACTTACCAGTTGCAATAGCAGTGGTCAAGCTACCAGTAGCAGCAGTGAGAGCTTCATCAACATAAGCATTAGCGTTATTGATGTTGTGACCCTTAATAGCGAGACGGATAGAAGGAACTGCAGAATTGTTATCAGCGATAACATAGAGGTCCTGGTCAGTTTCCATACCGTCAACACCGATGACCTTAGCACCAGGGAACTTGAACGGGAAGAGCGGAGCATTGTCAGTAATAGCTACGTCATAACCAGCTGTGATAGTGTTATTAGAAGCATCCTTAGCTGTGATAGCAGTCGTAGAGAAAGAAGCAGTCGGAGCAGCTGTCCATTCAACAACTGGCATGAGGCTTTCTTCGATAACAGAAGCACCAGCATACTGACCTAAATAAGCGTCCTTATAAATCTTAGACTGGATTTCAGACGGAATGAAGTTTGCGAGACCACCAGCAGCGATAGTACCAGCAACAGTCGGCTTAACGAAAGATACCTTAGTACCAGCAACACCAACTTCGTCAAGAGCCTTGGACATATCCGTAAGAGTCTTGAAAGAAGCATTACCAGAAACTGCCTGGAAAGCCTTCGGAACTGTCTGGTCGATAGCGTCCTTTTCAACAGAACGTGCGAGCTTGATACCACGCGGCTTTGCAATTTCGTTGGTGAAAGATTCAATGTTGGTCAACTTATTCCATGCATCGAGCTGAACAGAAGTGTTCTTGTTCTGAAGAGTAACAGCAACTTCAACTTCATTGATGTTATCCGGATTAGCTTCGAGACCGTCGCTAACTTCGCCCGGGTCAGGAATATAAACAGAATAAGTCTTACCATACTTCTTACCTTCGAGTTCACCCTGAGTCATGTAAGAGTGAGCTTTCTTCAAATACGGAAGGTTGTCATAGACTTCGCCTGCAATGAGTTTTACTTTCTTGTTGTTTGAAAATGTGCCATGATTTGTTACATCTGCCATAATATGTTTCCTTTATGAAATGTTAATGTGTTCTTAAATAGTTCAAAATTGAATCGTCAGAATCGAAAATTGAACCTTGTTTAGCCTCTGTACCAAGTCCCGGCTTTCCGATGACTGGCACCGATGGTTTATTTATTTCGTTACGTAAACGGTTTTCTAAGTCCCTAATCATGAACTGTCTATCCATTGGTGTAACGTTGTCATTGAACATCTTTTCAACTTCTTCAGGTTTCGTAGCAAATTCGTAAAGAATCTTCGGACCTAAATCAGACCTCATGATATACTGGGCAACTTCCTTGTCCTCGTCAATCAGTTCGCCTAATCCATTCTGAAGAGCAGTTCCGATAGCTTGTCTATACTGTTGTTCTGCTTCAGGAGTCTTAAATAACTTTTTGACGTTATCATCCTGTCTTGTCTTATAAGCCTGAACTTCTTGTTCCTGTTTTGCCTGTTCGCTATACTTCTGCTGTGCTTCTTGCAATTTCTGATTCCACATGTTGTCGAATCTTTGCTGCACTATAGCATCAATATAGGAATCGTCGTCCTGGAATTGATTTCTGTTCAGCGGAGCATACTTATCTGGATTTTCCAATCTATCGAGTCGTGCTAAGAGCTCGTTATACTGGGTTTGTAACTGGTTATATTGACCTTCATACTTAGCTTTCTGTTTTCCAAGCTGCTTTCTGAAAGAATATGCCTGTTGTTCTTCCTTAGTGTATGTCTTCCTCGGTTCACCCTTTTGAACCACATTACTTTCTTCGGAAACGGTTTGCTGGGCCGAATCTTCAGCGGGAATCTCTATCTGTTCAACCTTATCACCTTCAGCCTCAGTGTTTTCGATTGAGCCGGTATTGATTTCGTCTTCATTCATAATATTTTATCCTCTGCATGGTAAGCGCCATGTTCGCAACTTTATATTTATAAAAGTATTTTTACTCCATAAATGCACCTTGTCTTGATTTTCTTTCCAAAACAAGACCTCTAGGCATATCAGCCATTGCAAAAGTCAAAGCAAAGCTGTCTGCACTGTCAGGAGAACGTTTTAAAATTAATCTAATGTCGTCTTTCTTTATTAACTGAACCTTGTCATGTGCCGAGAGTTCATAACGTGTAGCTTTCAGTTCTTCTCTCATTTTATCGTCAATTCCATTAATGCCATGTTCTGTAATATAACGTTTTGCATTAACATACATTTCAGCACGTTTATTTAAATAAGCTGGGTCTTCTGGAGAACCGCCAAATGGAATTAAATATGTAAAACTCTTATAATCAGAATCCATCAATAATTCGTAAAGACCTTGACCATAAGCCATGTCTATTGCGATATGTGAAATATTGTTTACACCATACTCATGAATAATAGTCTTTAAATCTGCAAACAAATCTTTTGCAGAAGCTAGAACCTTTCTGATAATCTTGACTATTGTATTACCTTTTCTGACAACAATACAGTTACAGTCTTTACCAAAACCAGACAAGTCACAACCTATTGCAATACAGCTACCAGACATAGGAGCAGCTTCTAAAAGTTCATCAGTAAACAATACGCCAGAATTATTGTCTTCACATTCAACACCTTCAAATTCTCTTAGCCATTGTTCTTCGGATAGACAAGTTTTTCTCATCAATTCAATTTCAGCTGGTTTAATCTTTTTGTTATCAGAAGTTTTAGCTGTAATGACTTTGATATTTCTATCTTTTACGAATGACGTTACCCAATTAGCCGGTCTAGGAGTTGAGCACATAATAATTCTTGGGTCTTCATCAAGGTCACGTTGACAATAAGCTAATACTTCATAAAGATTTGGCGGGGCTAGACATACTTCGTCAAGAATGGACAACTGAATCCTGGAAAAACCACGAACTGAATCCATATTGGAGTATGACGAGAAATATATGACGCCTGTCTCGCCATAAGTTATTTTCATTGATACCTTATGAACTTCAAACTCTTCTGGTTTTAATATTTCGTAAAGTCTTTGTATACATTCAGCCATGATAACTTCTGTCAATGCTCTATAGTCCTGTGCCATAATCAATACACGTTGACCTTTCAATAAGGCTATAACGGCAATCAAAGAAGCAATAAAACTTTTACCACTTCCTCGACCTGCTCTAAGATAAACCATATCATCTTTACAGGTTAACAGCTCCTTCTGGTGCTTGAATAACTTGTAATGAATATCCATTATGCCTCGTCAATAACGATGTTAATAGCGTTATCTGCCTTTACTGCAGCTTGAACTGTCTGTTCTACCTTTTCAGAATATTCGTTCTTGAAACGTCTCTTAAGAATTTCATTATATTGCATTTTACCTTCTGTATAATATTTGAAGGTTATGTCATTCATAATTCTATATTTCATTTCAAGATACCATTCTCTTATGGCGTCTAACAAATCTAAAGTTTCTTGTGCGAACTGACAACTACCACTATAAGAATTACTGGTAAATAAAGGTTTGCATCTATAGTCAGATGGTCTTAACTCATTTGGTAAATAACCCTGAATACGTGACATAAACGTTGCAATCTGGTTAGGCGAAATCTTATCTTTCTGAAACGTATTCTCCATATTGCAATTCAGAATAGCTAAAGAAATTCCAGTAGGTGAATAACCGTTTTCTTCATATTTAATATCACCAAAACCGTCAGCTTCTAGAACTGGTTTTGTAAAGTTTTCTAAGAGGAACTTAAACTGTTTCTCTCTTTTTCTTTTTAATATGACTTCACCACCACCTAAACCCATTAGAAACCTCCTTTATAATCCAATTTGCTTAGTTGAACGCAAATTTCTTTTAACAGTTCCTTAATTTCTTTAAGGTCTTCTTTATAATTTAAAATCTCCTGAGTTTCCTCTTTGG